CGCCCGAAAGAATTATTTTTACAGCCGTTTCGAGGCTGTAATATTCTGTGGTCTGATCGCTCCAACTCTGGCCCCAGGTATGAACGCCCCATGTATTTTTTATCCTCTGTGCGGTGGCTGTCTCGTTCGGCCCGATGAATTGGACCTTTTCATTTTCTTTCATTTCGCTTAATATTCTTTCGATTGCTTCTTTGCTCATGGTTTAACCCTCCTGTGCCCCATAGGGGCGGTTGTTGGTTAGCTCAAAAATTGGTTATAGTTCTCGATGCAATATTCTTTTGCCGCTTTAATGGTCTTGAATGTCCTACCATTGCGATCATTGGTATAATACGTCCCATCCCTGCCACTTTCGAGCCATAATCCAAGTACTGGTATTTGTCGTTTACCATCCAGTAAGTCTAATCGAATAAAGCCAAATTCCAGCCGTGTGGTTTTAATGTCTTTTGCTGTTTTCATGTTGTTAGCTCCTGTTTTGAGGTTTGTTTTCATTTGCTTATATATCAAGCAAATTCAATGCCAAAGCAGCAAAGCGAAGCAAATTAGATAACAAGTGGTTATAATCATTCGATAAAATAAAATAGTGTATCATACTTGAGACATATAAAAGTGTATCAAAAGGTGTATCAAAAGACATAAGCGTTTCAATATGTCTCATAATTCATAAGCATTTAATATCATTACAACAAATAAAAGTGTATCAAACAACAACCGATTGATATTATTACATAAAACGTGCTATTTGATACATAAGTGTAATTTGATACAAGTGTCTCAGGTTATTTTGACAAAATTGGTAAATCGTTCAAATATTGTCATATTTATCTTGCATTACGGGAAAATACATGATATTCTATATGCAGGAATTGAGTAATGGATATGCTGCCGGAATTAACAGGGAGACATTGAACAAACAGCTATAATTATGAGAGCAAAGGAACGACACCGATGTAAGCTCATTGAATATTTAGGGAATCCAGAGAACGAGTTCCCAACAAGACTGTTTATGAATAGCGATGTTATAGGATTTAAAGATCCTACTCGTATTTATAAACTCTTCACTCCTGACGAACTGTGCGAAATTGAAAGGGAAGCCCTTACAATACGCCGCAAAAAATACAGTCCTGAGATTGCCAAGGTTGATAAGGAGCTTCTTAAAACAGCGCAAGACGGCGATGTCGCAGCTTCCAAGCTCTGTTATCAGCGCTTTGAGGACTGGGGCGAAAAGAAAAAGAACGAACACACCGGGAAGGATGGCGAATCCCTAATCAACACACCGCTGTTAAAGATGCTTTTCAAGGAAATTGAGGACGCTAAGGGACCTGAATATCTCAAAACTCTAAAAGAGGCGTTAATCTCAAATGCTTCAGGCGATCCAAAATAATTCATTACCAGACGATCCTAATACTCTGGCAGGCATGATGCGGGGGCTTGTTGCGCCGGATGCCCTTGATTCTATTCGTGCTGTTAAGCCGTTCCATGAGTGGGTTGACGGAATTACCCTTGATGGCAGGCCATTTACCTATGATCGACACGAATACCTGAGAAAACCCTACCAAGACTTTCACCCGGACCAGACAGAATTAAAAGCCACACAGATGGGATTAACCTCAAAGGCCATGCTTCGCGTTATTTATGGCGCAAGATATGGTAATTATCGAGGCATTCTATATCTATTCCCGAGTAAATCAGATGTTACCGACTTTTCAAAGGGTCGTATCAATTCCCTGATTGACGATAATCCGGAAATCGGATCGTGGATAAAAGAAACCGATTCGGCAAATATTAAGCGCGTATGGAATGCCTTTCTCTATTTTCGAGGCATGAAAAGCCGTGTGGGTTTGAAATCTATTCCGGTTGACTTTATTTTTTATGATGAACTGGATGAAGCACCCCAGAAAGCTATTGATATGGCTTATGAGCGTATGGCTCACAGTGAATTTAAAGAACAGCTTAAATTATCGAATCCAACCTTGCCTGATTATGGCGTTGATAAGTTCTTTCAGCAGACTGATCAGCACTATTGGTTTTTAAAATGTCCTAAATGTAATCATTATACTGACTTGGTAGGCACGTTTCCAATGGAGCCAAACAAGGAGGTCCCCACATTAATTGAGGTTGATGGTCGCGTGATCCGGGCCTGTGAGAAGTGTCATGCCGAGCTTAATCCCTCTGTCGGTCAGTGGGTCGCGAAACATCCAAGCATAACCGACAAGCGCGGTTATCAGTATTCTCAATTATGGTCCCACTTTGTACCTCCTGCCGAAATTCTCCATATGTACCGCACCACTGACAATTTAACCGATCTATTTAACCTGAAGATAGGCATTGCGTGGGTTGAAGCCGAGAACAGACTAAGCGTTCAAGATTCATTACGCCTGTGTTCTGACTATGGAATTCTAAGCCAGGACGATGGGCCTTGTTTCATGGGCGTTGACCAGGGCAAAGATCTTCATGTGGTTATCGGAAAACACTGTCCTATTGTCGGATCAAAAATAGTGCATATCGGAATTTATAAAGACTGGGAAGAGCTTGACGGGTTGATGAGAAATTTTAATATTGTTCGGTGTGTGGTTGACGCATTGCCGGAAACTCGGAATGCCAGGGAGTTTGGTAAAGGTCATAAGGATAAAGTTTGGTTAAGCTATTACAATATTCATCAAAAAGGTTCGTATGCATGGAATGATAAGGAGTTTATCGTTTCGAGTAATAGGACCGAAAGCCTTGATGCCAGTCATAAACAGATAACCGGGTCAAAGATTATTCTCCCGCGCAAGAATGATATGGTTAAGATCTTTGCGGATCAACTTCATAATGTGGCCAAGAAATTGGAAGAGGATGAGGAGACCGGATCAAAGCGATATATTTACATTAAGCTCGGGCCTGATCATTTTCGACATGCTTTTAATTATGAGACCATGGCCAGGCAGTTTGGAGCAGGCTTTTTCGGGGAGTGTCCGTTGATATGAGGGAACCATTCCCAAGCATAATAAAAGCCCAAAGCGATAGCATAGAAGATACGCAGGCGCGCAAAGACTGGGCGATTGTAACCGGTGTAAGGGAATATCCAAAGCCGACTTATTACGAGAATATGGAAAACGGTGAAAAGTATCATTACATTGCCGGCGCGATTGGCTGGCCATGGGAACAAACACTTGGTTACGCGCTGATTATCGGTGTTAACAAGACTGGTACTAAGCGATGCAAAATGACAATATTGGAAGAAATTGAGGATTCTGATATCCGAAGGTTGCTTTTAAGATGCGTTGGTTTAAGGGAAAAATATGGATATTGGGAAAGCTCACAACTAATGCGCTATTTTTATGGGGATGATATTCGGTATAGTCCGATAGTTTTAGATGTTTGCAAAGAACTGAAGTTTCTTGACGGTAATAGTGATGAGCATGGATTTTGGATATATACACCCTGGGATTTTGAGAAGAGGGATCACTTTGAAACGTATGCTCAACAAGTGAAGACTGTTTTAAGACCTGATGAAACCGGACTTCCAAAATTGATTATTGGGAATAACCATAAAATAAGAAATCATGCCCAAACACTATCAAACGATGCGATTACACGCTTGGAGATGAGACAGAGAGCCAAAGAGTACCCGGCTATGTTCGCTTTAGGTGGATTGGTTCACACGTTGGTAATGCAAAAACCGTGGATGGTTGGGTCCGGCGGCGAAGCGTTTAATTTGGGTTTTGAATAAATGTCATTAGATTTAAGCACTATTGAATCAGTGATACATGAAGTTATGGTTGAACAGTTAAAATCAAGTGTCGCTTTATCTTTTAAACCATGCCCTTTGTTTTATATTATTCCGAATGGTTTTAATCGCCGTGAATATCTCAAAGCAAAGCGCCGATGGTTCAGAGACTATTACGAGGAAATATCATGGATGAGAGGAAGTAGAACACTACCAAAGAGGATTTAACCAATGAATAAAAACATTAATCTAACACTATTTCGATTACAGAGTGACGGTTCATGGGCCGAGGGCGTTGCTACGTTGGCGCTGCTTCAGGCCGGGACAAAGACATCCGATGCGCTTGATATCAGCCAATGTGAGGGTATTGTTCAGATTCAGGTGGAACATGCTTCGTCTGCAGGTGCGGCCACGATTACCGGCAAGATCTTGGAGTCTGTTGACGGCGAGACATTCGTCGAGAACGGGACCGG